TTAACGATTGAGTTGCAGCTTGTGATAAACCACCGATCATGTGTGTTAAACCAAAACCATAGAAACCTAATCCTGGTAAAAATTTGTAATGTACAAAGTATTCAACTCTTGAATAACTTAAATCACCTGGTTTGTAATTTCTATAAATAGATAAAATCTCTCCACTACCTTCATCGATTGTGACGATGTATGGAATTTTTATTTTTTTAGCCTTGTCATCAAAATCTTCGTAGTCATCTAGATTTAAATCTACATGCATTTCAAGAATTGTATTTAAATAATCTGAACCATTACCTTTAACACCTTCAAGTTCGTTTAATTTTTTCTGTACTGAATCTGGCTCTGAACTACTGTCAATTAATTCTATATCTCTATAGAAACCTGCAGCCATTTTTTTAGTAACCTCATTCTGAGTCATTTTAATTACATGAGAAATTCTTTCACAGTCTTTTAAATCAGATGCATAGTATGGAACTACTAAGTCTTCTGCTGGAATAAATTTAGATACAGGTCTATCTAATAACGCATCGTAATAAATTTTCTTAAAAGTAGATCCTGATAGGGGTAGATAAAATAACATCTGATCCATGTCAGTTGTATAGTCTTCCATCTCCTCCATCAGCAGGTAGTTCATATAGTCCTTAACTCTATCTGCTTGTTGTTCGGTAGCCGGTGTCTGTAAGCCAACAACCTGTGTTCTTACAGGGCCATCAGATGGTACAAGTTCTTTGTATGCTTGTGCTTGGAATTGTGTAACAGACTCAGCTAATAAAGGATGCGTGACACCGGAAGCTCCTTTGAATGGTTTAGTTACTTCCTGATACTTAGTTCCTAATAAATCTAAACCTTTAATGTAAGCGTCTTCCCATTCTTTTCTAGAAGTTTTATCTTTTTTGTATTCTTCAATAAGCTCCATGGCCATGTCTTTGAGATCTCTCTCATCCATGCTTTCAGCTAAGTTTGCATTAAAATCGTCTTGAGGTCTTTCTTCTTCAACGGTTTCTTCACCTTCAACTTCTACCTCTACTGGTGGAAGACCCTCAGGTTGCTCAACTACTTCTTCTGATAATTCTTCTGTTACTTTTTCTACTGCCATGATTAATTGTACCTTATTGGTTTAAACATATCCACTACAAGTCCACCTTTAGACTTATAAGTTTTTTGTGTATTTCTCATTAACGAATTCACTTTAATAGCATATGCATCAAAATACAAGCGTGGATCCCCCTCTGGAATATTCTTAGTTCCTTTTTCAGGATTCATACCAGCGCTGTTGTGATAGGTGCTTTTAATTTCTTTTCCTTTCAGTGGATGATCTTTTGGATATTTAAAAGTATCGCTACTAACAGATTTGTATGGTTTTGTTGGATCTGACAGAGATATTTTTGTAGGCCCTGCTTTTGATCCATAGAACCTTGCATTTCTAGACATTACATCTGGAATAACCGCTTTACCTTTTTTACCAATACCTTTGCCATTTGCGTACCCATAAAATCTTTCGTTACCAGCTTTATAACCTTGTCTGAAACTTACTTTGTCAAACGGGGCAACGGCTACGTAATCAACATTCTCACGTGCAGCTTTCTGCATTAAATATTTTATTGCATGATCTCCATATGAATCTGCTTCAACCATTGGGAAGTAATCTTTTTGATTAGAGTCATAATCTCTTCGAGATGAAATTCTTTTTAATTTTGTATTTATATCTTTCATAGACGCACTTATAGCATTCACTCTACCAAACTCATTGTTTGCAACTGCATCATCTAAATCTTTGAGCATCTTTCCTCGTTGACTCACAAGCAAATTTAATTCTAGATCAGCATTAAATGGATTTAATCTTCTTTCTCCTGACAGTTGTTGAGCTTTAGTTAAAGATTTTGCAATACTCTGGTTTACATCAGATTGTATTTCATTAATCATAAATACCTTTTTACCATCTGGAGTGAACCTTGTATCATATCTAATGTGGTAGATGTTATTAGTATCTCCAATCACATCGGTAAAATGTCCGCCTTTGTTTCTAAGTGATGCGTTAGTTGGAATGTCCTCTGGAAGTGTAAAAATAGTTTCTCTATAATCTTTACCACCTTGTAAAGTGTAATTAGTTTCTGTTCCGTATTTAGTTTTGGTAGTCTGCATTGGTCCAACTTTATTATTTATTTCACCAATAACTTTGTTTAATGCTTTCTTTTCATCTACAGGCACTAATCCAGAGTTTGTAAAATTTTTTAATGATTCATTTAAATCTCTTAATGCTGATCTACTTGGAACACCAGAATCTGCTTTTAAATAATATTGTAACTGATCTAACTCATATTTTAGAGCATCGTTGTCTTTGTATTTAACTTGTAAATCTCTTACTGTATTTCTTGCATTCTTTGCTGCTACATCAAATGCTTCTTGTGCACTTTTGTTAACACCAAGTTCAATTGGTTTTAATCTATTGATAGGATTTAATTTTAACATTGCTCCTACTTCATTAGCATCTAACTTCAAACCAAATTTCTTTGCTGCATATAACAGGCCACCTGTTAGGTCTCCCATTTCATTAAAAACTGCTAAATTAGAATCGAATAATTCTTCCTTGGATACACTAACTTCTTTACCGGCAAAGGGACCTGAATCGTATTTAAATCTTTTTTGTTCACGAACAGTTTTCTGCGCAGGCTTACCAAATATTTTAAAGTTTACTTTTCTAGTTGATGTCAAGTGATCTAGCCATTCATCTGCAGTGTACTTAGATCTACCCATTCTCATAGCCCAGTCATATGTTGATGAACCAAAAGCAGGTGCTAGGTCGTCACCCATCTGCAGGGGTTTTGTTTTCTTTAAAACTACTGGTGGGTTTTTTAATTCTTGCTCAACTAACTCTTTCGCTTGTGATTGAGAAGGTTTAGGTGTGTAAGTAATTTGTCTTTGTTGTTGTCCGGTAGTCGGTGTTGCTGAAGGCTTCTTCGCCTTGAGTAATTCCTTCCCCGCTTTAAGTATTGCCTTCAGGGACATTGTCCCTCCTATGTGATTTTAGTAGGTCTTGTTCTACCTAGTTTGCAACCTCTAGCTTTAACCATAGTACCTTTTGAATATCCAGGTCTTTGACTTGGAGCTATCATGCCACCACCCATTTTTTTATTAAGTTTATTTAAAGCTGAGTTAATTGTTTTTGTTTTTTCTGAAGGAACTCCAGGTTTTTTTTGTTCTCTAAAATCTTTTAAGGTTTTTTTATTTTTATCTTTTTTCATTTTACCTTTTAAGTATTGTTGTGCAGCGACTCCCGCTACAGCGACAGGTAATAACATTTTACCGACTCTAGTTGCTTTTAATGCTTTTGTAATTTTTTCTCTTCCAGCACCAGTTTTTTTATTGATAACACCTTTTTCTTGAAGTTCCATTTTTTTACTAAAAGATGAATCGTCTTTTACTTTTATTGATTTACCGACTCTGTATTTAGCAACACCACCCATTTTTTTACCAGAAATTCTTTTTAACATTGCAAGTGGAGATAAAAACTCAGGGCCTTTTGCACCTTTCTTTTTTGCTTTTTTAAATGCCTCTACAGCTAAACCCATAAATGCTTTTTGTACTTTACCTGGTTTAACTTTTTCATCCTGAAGACCCATGCCTCTACCTTTTGCTTTTTCTGCTCTAAGTACAGCGAAATCTTTTGCATCAATTTTATTTGGTGGTGGAGCTTTTTCAGCTAACTTTTTTTGTTTTGGACTCATTGAATCTCCTAATAATATTTATACTCTTTTTCTAATTTCATTGGAGGATCG